GTATGGCCTTTCACAAGATGAGTTTGATGGTCTAATTAATGAGTATGCACAGGCTGATATTCAGCGTGGCCCTGACTGGAACACAGAAGCTGAAGCTCTTGGTGAGTATGCAGAAGATAGGCTTACCCGTGTAGATGGTTGGGCAAGAACAAGCCTGACTGAAGAAGCGTACAATGTTTTTGCAAACATTCCTGCTTCATCTAACATGGTTCAATTGTTTGAAGAACTGATGGAGCTGAATGGTCAGCCTCAGTTTAATATGGTTTCTGAGACAGAGTTTCAGGAAGTTATATCCTTGGATGATCTTAGATCAATGCAGAACGATCCTAAATATTGGAAAGAAAAGGATCCTTCATTTATTGCTAAGGTTCGTGCAGGATTCGATCACTATTCAAAGCGAAACCGTTAATGTGAATTAACAAGCTGAAAATAGTGTGACATGTTGTTTGTACTAGACGGCCCTAACGCAATGGATAATCTCCGGACCCTGCGCTGATGGATAACCAGACTAGAATCGAACTTGTTTTAACTCGACCAACCCTGAGGAGGGTATAATGGCTACACCTACCATTAGCACTTCCTTTATCGAGGAGTTTGAGTCTGGCGTTCACATGGCGTACCAGCGCATGGGATCCAAACTCCGGAACACCATTCGTACTGCGAATGGGGTCAAGAATAAGACCACGTTCCAAAAGATCGGTAAGGGCTTTGCTACAACCAAAGCGCGGCATGGTAATGTCGCACCTATGAATCTTGCCCACACTAACGTCAGCGTAACCCTTGAGGATTACTTTGCTGGTGAGTGGGTAGATGATCTTGACCAGCTCCGTATCAACCATGATGAGATGCTTGTCGCTCAGCAGTCTGGTGCATATGCACTTGGCCGTAAGACCGATGATTTGATTCTGGCTGCTATGGATGCCACAAGCTCAAACCATAATGAAACAAGCAACGGCGTTACTCTTGCTTGGGCGTTTGGCTTGATGGAGCTTTTTGGTAACAACAATGTTCCTGACGATGGTCAGCGTTACGTTGCTGTTGGCTGGGAGCAATGGTCACAGCTTCTTGATCTGGATGAGTTTTCTCGCACTAACTATGTTGGCGAGGCTGACCTTCCTTTCAATAACGCTATGACTGCCAAGGAATGGCTTGGCTTCATGTGGTTCCCATTCTCTGGTCTTGATGAGACAAACGGATCTGATGCTGCTGGCACAACACATCGTAAGTGTTTTGCATGGCACAGCGGCTCCATTGGTCATGCAATCGGGGCTGATGTTTCGTCCAACATGCAGTATCATAACGATAAGGATGCGTACTTTGTTCTGAACAAGATGCAAATGAACGCAACCTTGATCGATGCTGAAGGTTGTTTCGAACTTGAGCTGAAGAAATAAGGAGAAGTTGAGATGGCTTATACAGACGCAAACTTCACCTTGGTCAACTATTCGGGCAATGGATTCCATATCTGGCATTACACATCCAGTGGAGATGCTCTGAATACTATTGATACTGCTGGCTACTTTAATAGTAAGGCCAGTGAGATCAATGTTGGCGACGTTATCTTTGTTAACGCCTCAAATGGCTTTGGCATTGCAACCGTTGTTTCTAATTCTGGCGGTACCGTCGATACCGGCGATATCGTGAGCATGACAACGGATAGTCGTTAATGGCTAAGGCTCCAGCAAAAAAGAAGGCGGCAGCGAAAGCTGCCCCTTCCTCATCTGCCAAGACTCTCAACCGTCGCAATGGCACAGTTACTCTTGGTAAGAATGCAACTCTTGGAAAAAAGGCAAGTTAATGAAAAAGTCAGTTAAGAAGCCTAAGCCACGCAAGGGTGGGGGTTACTGAATGAACTCAGGATTTAAGAACTGCCCTACATGTCCTACGAAGGCAAAATGTCGTGCAGCAGGAAAATGCTTGAACAAAAAGAAGTCTCCGAGAAACATGGGGCGCTAATAAATGCCAACAACTCCATCTACCGATATAGAAGTAGCACAGAAGGCAATGGTTCTGATCGGTTTGGAGCCATTGACTTCATTTACGGACGCTACTGATGAAGCTCTTGTTGCCAATACAATCTATGAAGATGTCGTTGCTGACTGTTTAAGCCAACATAACTGGAATTTTGCTACAGGACAGCAGACGCTTGCTAGGTTGACTGATGTTCCCGTTGATCGATGGGATGCTGCTTATGCGCTTCCGACTAATCCAGATACTCTACAAGTCATAACTGTCACTATCGATGATGTGCCACAGCGTTATGATATCTATGAGCGTTATGTTTACATCAATGCACAGGCAGAAGACACAGTTGTTCTTAACTATGTATTCAGGCCTGAGACACAGTATTGGCCTCCGACATTTACCATGTGGACAATATTCAGACTTGCATCCATTTTGGCTTTGTCAGTGACACGCAAAGCAGATGTTGCAAGCTCATACACTACACTTGCTGACGCACAGTTCCGTCGTGCAAAGGCAAGGGATAGCCAGCAGGTAACAACACAAGGTTTACGATTGAGCAGATTCCATCGTGCCAGACTTGGAAATGGAATCTTTCAAGAAATAGAAGGCACATAATTAAATGGCTCTGCTCAGAGACTTCTACACTAACTTTACATCTGGAGAGCTAACCCCACTCTTTACATCGAGAGTGGACTCCAACGCTTATAAAAATGGTGTAAAGGATCTTGAGAACTACCGTATTCTTTCGCAAGGTGGTATTCGTCGTAGAGGTGGCCTTCGGTATCTACAGACAATTACAAACACAGCTTATCAGGTAGAACCCTACATCTATGATGAGGATGAAGCCTACATTCTTCTATTTTCTAACACAAAGTTAGAAGTAGTTGACGCCTCAAGCCCAACAACAATTGTTCAGACTATTACATCCTGTCCTTGGACCACAGCGATGATTAGTAAGCTGAAGGTGTCTCAGTCTGGAGATACGATGATTGTCGTTCATCCAGATATGGCAATGCAGAAGATTACTAGGACAGCGGCAGATACATTTGCCCGTGTTGATTACGCTTTTGACTCAGCAGATGGAAAAACTTTTCAGCCCTATTTTAGGTTCTCGTCTCCATCAATAACCATTACGCCCCAGAATACTAATACTAATTCACAGACATTTACTGCAAGCTCAGCCGTTTTTAGTGCAAATGATGTAGGCGACAAGATTGAGTATGCCGACTCTGCTGGAACTGTTGTTCATATATCCATTACTGGCTTTACCTCTACAACAGAAGTTGTGGGAACATTCAGCGCTGCTGTAGCAAATACAAATGCTAGAGATACTTGGAAAGAACAAGTATTCTGCTCTCAGCGTGGTTATGCCAGAAGCGTGGCATTTCACGATCAGCGCCTGATATTTGGTGGATCAAAAGATCTTCCCAATAGTTTGTTTATGTCAAAGGTTGGAGAGTTTTTTAATTTTGATGTGGGGACAGGTCTTGATGATGAATCAATCCAAGTCCAGATTGCAGAAAACCAAGTCTCTGAAATCAAGACGATTCAATCTTTCCGTCATTTATCGATTTTTACGTCTGAAGCTGAACTCTTTGTTCCGACGACTGAAAACAGGCCGCTGACTCCAAGCACAATAGCGATTAAGCGCCAGACATCTTATGGCAGTGGGGATGTTTCTCCAGTTGAGTTTGATGGCGCATTGGTCTTTTTGACCAAATCCAAGGGTGCTGTCAGGGAGTTTGTTTACTCTGACCTTAGCCAAGCCTACAACTCAGATGCTCTTACGTTGCTGTCTCAGCATATGATTGGATCTCCAGTTGATATGGTAGCCCAACGTGAAGCATCGGATCAGGTAGAAGCATATCTGTATACAGTAAACTCTGCTGGCAAAATGCCAGTCATGGTTAGCATTCGTAAAGAGTCTCTTCAGGGATGGGCTGAGTACACTACAAATGGCCTATTTAAGAATGTTGTTAATGTAAACAGGCAAATCTTTGTTGTTGTTGAGCGCACAATCAACAGCCAGACAAAGACCTTCCTAGAGCTTCTTGATAACGAATATCATATTGATGCAGCATCAAAACAAACAAATGGATCTGCGATAACAACCTGGACTGTTAGCCATTTGCCCAGCACAGAAGTTGTTGTTAAGTCTGGCAACTACTCATTAGGGACATACACCACCAACGGATCTGGGCAGCTTACGCTTACGACACCCGTTGATAATGTAGAGATTGGGATTAACTACACTCCCACAATGA